TTGACATTAAATCTTACTCCATATTTCATCAAACATACACATTCTTGTGCTTGTTTTGTCAACTGGTATTTTTTCTCTACCTTTTTCTATCACTTTATGAACCTCATAAATGAACTGTGAACTTAATAATTCAGTCACTTTACCTGTAGCAACTCTATCAAATGCAGGTTCAGAATGTTCAATCATATCATTTATTTCTGGTTTTGCCATGTATTATTTAGTCCATAAATTTCTTTAAATTACTAGTTTTGTTTTTAAATCTCTCTATCGTTTTATCTATACAGTTCAAAAAGTGCGATTTCCATTTATCGTGTGTGTGTTTTTCCCAAGTCATATCTTGTATCTCTTTTCTATCAATGTGGTCAAAAGATTTTATCGCATTAACAAGTTCTTCTTTTGAATTATAAGTTATGTTCTTATAGTGAGATGGGTCTGCTGAAATTATATTACTTGCATGAATATTATTTTTAGTATTTAAAATCACTGGTATTCCATGACTTAGAGCTTCTAACACAGTTATACTAAAACTCTCATTCCAATATGTTTGAAAAAATGTTTTACATTTTGATAAATTTTTCATCACTTCACCATGCTCTAAATCCCACAATGTATCATCCCAATCTTTGTTTTTTAAATAATACTTATAGGAAAATGATTCCTCTGTGACACTATTTGATATTAATAAATTTTTTATTTCAGTATCTTTTAATAGTGTTTTCATAATAAATGGTTTTTTATCTCTAGGGTCACATCTACCAATAGTGCAACACTCATATTCTGATTCTATCAACTCTGGTTTATCACCACTAACATAGCATGAGTTTATATAACCATCAATAACCATAGGTAACTCATTCACTCTTTTTGACATTAAATCTAATCTTATTTTTTGATATGGACTGACTAGAAATAATGAATGTCCAAACTCTCTGAGTTTTTTAAATTTATATAAGGTGGATAACATACTACTATTCTCATGACATATAACAAGTATGGGTATTTCACTATCAACTATTTTTGCACCAGCAAATGATGCTTGTATCCAATTACAAATTATTATATCAGCACCATATTCTTTAGCAGTTTGTTTTATCATATTTGTATTATATTGATGTTGTGTTATATCATTAATTTCAAGAACCTTTACATCATCAAAGGTTTCGTATATTGAGTGACAAAATTTTTCTATGCCACCAGTGACAAATGAACTATGAAATTTTTGTCCATGTTGTGTGCTATATGGTAAAAGAATTCTCATTCTTCTCTCCAAAAATATCTTGGTTCTTTATCATTGACATCAAATATGTTTGGATGATTCATAAGGGCTCTACGATAAGGTGTCCATTTAATACCTCTACCCCATCCCAATCTACCTATTACTTCCTCTTTAGATAATCTGCCGGCAGACTTAATCCAACCAACAATCTCTTTAAATTTATCAGTATCTTTTACTGCACGAGTTGACATGACAAGTTTATCCATGTATTCAATCATCTCTATCATTTTATCTTTGTAGATAAGATGATTACCCATCCAATCAAGTGATTTTTGTGCCTCTTGATTTCTAAATTCTTTGTCATCAAGATATTGGTTTAATAATGAACATGCTGTTTCTTGTTTATCGAAGAAACTACCATTTGCATATAACTCATGATAGTAAGTATCATCGTACATAATATACGGCACACCATTCATCATGCCATCTGTTGTTGCGACTGACCATCCACCATAAACTTGTTTAGGTGAGAATCCAACACAACATTTTTGTAATTGTTTGTAATACCATTCTTTATCACCTTTATCTGTTATAACATAATCACGATTTGATTTACCTAGTAATGGCACCCATACTTTAAAATCTTGTCTTGTCTTCCATAACATATCTGTCACTTCAATAAATTGTTTAAAGTGTTTGTAAGTATCTGGTCTATGATTAAATACAATTATCTTTTCTGGGTTTGAATTTATTTTATCTATAATATCTTTTCCATCAACACCCAAATGTTGTGGCACAAGTATCTCATCTAATTTTACAATAGTGTCATCATTAAATGTTTCACTTGCTTGATTCAATACTAAATCTTTTTGATGTTGTGTATTCAGATAACATCTTTCATATTCCAACACCCCTGTAATCTGTTGTAAGAAACTAGGTTTTGACCAAGCTACGACATCTTTCACATCCCACCAATGACAGTATCCAAAAAACTTTGGTTCATGGGAAGTTACATTATATAATACATTTTTAAGAGCATGAGTATGCTCTGGTAAATGTGTCATTACTAAATCAAAATCTAATTTCTTACTCAATAATTCTTTTATTCTAGGAACATCAAAGTGTGACCTCATTGTAGGTGGATATGTTGGCACTGGAATAATGTATTGAGTTACATTATCAAAGTTCAACGATTCCACCTCACAAGGCAGAATAAGATAAAACCACAAGGCATCATGTAACTGATTTAATAAAGTAATCTGTTTCTTGATAACTTGTATGTAACTATCTTTTTCTAAGTCCTTTTGAAAAGTGATGTTAGGGTACACGAGCACCCTAACAGTCTTTTGTAGTTTGACTTTTTTATCTATTTCAAATAGGTTCATTTATCCAGCAACTTGTTTTCTGAATGAATCAGCATTCATATTACTTTTAATTGAATTGTTTGATGCAGAAGTTACAATTAAATTTTTGTATTCTGTAACACCACCATTCTCAATTCCCTCTGAGCGAGGTATAACATGGTCACCAACACAATCCTCTAATTCAATAGGTTGTCCAGTGTATCCATCTTTCATATCCTGTTCTTTCCACTTTTTGTAGATATCTTCATCAGTAAAACTTGCTCTTGGGTCAATTTCTACGACACCAAAAGATTTTTTACCTTTCTCTGATAACTCTTTGTCAAGTACTTTACATATAGTTCCAATAGCGTTGGCGTTTCTTCCACCAAATAAAGAACTAAACTGTGGCATTTGATTTCCATTAACCGAAGTTTCATTCATATAAAGTTTTTTCGTATCACAACTCCAATCATCAAAGATTTTAAAAAATCTTTTTGTATATAATACTGGATTTACATTTCCATACTCTTTTAATTCATTAGCATATAATACAAGAACATGAGTTAACATTGGTGTTAGTCTATTTTTGTTTTCTTTAGACACCGAAGTAATTATACTGTATGAAAAATCTAATAGTTTTTCTAGTTTTTTCTTATCAGTAAATTCACTTTCATAATCACCGCCAGGTCTTTGTATATCCTTAACCCATTTGGTGTGAGGTTTTTGAGTGACACCACTTTTCCATCCATGTCTATACATATAAACAAGTTCAGAAGTCCATTCATCAACTTCCATTCTGCCCTTTAATCTAAAGTTTTTACTAAAGTGAGCTAAAACTCTTTTTCCTTTAATTATATTAGTTTCAAATAACTTATGTGGTGGTATATTTTTTTCAGGATATCCTCTAGAGATATCTCTAACCCATGTTGAGAATAAACCAGTTATGGCGTTTCTAATCTCTTGTGGTTTCATATCATTAGTGTTATTAAGCACTTCTATGAATAACTCAGCAGTTTGTATATCGGTGATATTCTCATACCACTTACAAGAAATAGTATAATTAAGAATTTTCTCATAAAGACTTATATATTTTTCTTTTAAGTCTTCTGCAAATAAACCACTAAGGTCAATGCCATCAACTATAAAGTCTTTTGGTAATGGATATTTTCCACTTAAAAAGTCGGTAATAGAAGTTATTCTTTGTTGACCATCAACAAGTTCATATCTATGATAACCATCTTTTAATGTGATTACTCTTACATGGACTTCTGGTATTTTGCAAAAAGTTTTACTCAATATTGTGACTAGAATTTGTTGTTTCCAATCTACATCAGCAACCTTTTCTCTTTGATACTCCCTTTTGCCATAATTTATGTCAGCGTCTTTATACAACCATTTGACTGTTAAAGCACCATCATGACATGTGGGGTCTATTGTTTTTCCAAATTTTTCATCTGCTTGGAAACAGCTTATTAAAGTATGCATTATGCATTTCTCCTAAATTGCGATTCTTTTCTGTTGAGTTAGTTATTAAACTCACCTTTTATAGAACCTTATTTAATTGTTTATATATCTATTATAACAGGATAAACAGGTATTGTCAACCCAAGATAAGGGTATTTTATTAACAGTAAAGGGTGTAATCACCTAATAATGTCAATTTTGTTCATAGTATCTTGATTCCAGACTTCTAGTTCTGTACGAACCTTCTTCTCTGCAATCATCTTATTGTATCGTTTGGTGGCATGTTTCTTCCACCAATCGAATATGCCATCTAATTCAAATCTATCAAAGTTATCTCCTTTGACTAGAGTTTCTGTTTTTCCTAACAGAACATCTTTAGCATTTGCATATCCATATTCACCCATGTAAAATCTTTTTTGTGTAGTCACATCACCTGCTTTGGCAATTTGTTTACTAAACATTTCATGTGCCTTGGCATCATGTACTTTCAAACTTGCTTTGATAACACCTACCATTTTAGTTTGCATCTTTAGTTTACGAGATGAAGCGCCTTTGTGAATTAAATCTTCACCACCATTTTTTTCAGTAAACCAATCTCTCATTTCAAAATATATTTCTTCACCTAGTGTCAATAGAAACTTAGATTGTGTATCACCTTTGTATCTTAGAAATGGTTTCATGCCATCATACATAGAGGCGCCTTTGATATTACCATATAAACTTGTAGTTTCAAATAAACAAAATTCTGTATCATATTTTTTATCTAACATTCTTCTAACTGCATGTGAATTACAAATTGCAGCCATAAGTTTACCACCAAGATAATTATAACCAAATGGTTGTACAGGCACAATGTTGAAACCCATGATAGCACGCTTGTTAAAGATAGGTAAATCTGGAACACCACCCAAGTAATCATTACGAGGTTTTGAATTAATCAATGGTGAACCTAATTTAATATAACCAACATGTGTATCTGTGTTTGTTTCTTTGATAATCAATTTCATTTCTTTGCCAGGTGCCTGGTCTGGTGAAAATGAAGCAATCTTTTCAAGCATTTTATCAAATGTTTCTGTCTGCATTTGCACGACTTTGAAATTCATATCCTCTGGATGCATATCATATGATTGAAACATATCATCTTCAATACTCATGCCTGGAATAGGAACAGGAATATTTTTAACTCGTTCAATCTTTCTTGCACGAAAATAATCATCAATACGCTTGAAGTCCTTAAAGTATTTAATTAACTTTGTAGCAGCGTGTATAGAGTCTTGTTTATTCAATATCAACATAATAAAGTAGGGATTGACCACTTCATGTTAGTCAACCCCCTGTGTATAATCTATAGTTAAATTGGTTATATCACAAAAGTATTTATTCATTTACTAAAGTAAGGTATCCTTTAAATTGTATTTTTTCACAACCTTTTCTTTTTGTATATCTTTTGCAGACCTTCTAGAAAACCTATCTGCCAATGGCGTATTAGGATTCTTGTCTGCAATCTTTTGTAATGTTTCTTTCATTCCACCATCCATTTTTTTAATAATATGGTCACCTACAAAATTAGGTGCTGTAAATACTGGTTTGACTTGTGGATTATTTTTTAGATAATCATCTTTTTCAGAGATTTTCATAATCTCATCATACTGTTCACCTGTTTCTATTATTTCAAATGTATATGTTGGCATATTATTCTTTTGAATACTCCACTTCTGATATATCAGGTTCTAAGTCTTCAATCAATGATTCTAATTCTTCTATGTTTTTATAAAATTCATCACAATTTTTTTCCATAGAATTAATTCTTTTATTTTGTTCTTCTACAGTTTTTTCTAAATTTTTAACTGTCATTTTCAGATACTCAACATCTTCTGCTAAGTCTTTACTATTAAATATTTCCATACCATTCTGGCCTCGTTCTATTTTTCCAATTAGCAAATCCTTTCTTTTCATTTATATAATAATTTTTATATGCCTGAATAGGATTTCCTGTCACCTTACAATAATCAGGCATTGCTTGAGGTAACTCTGTTAATCCAATGTCTTTAATATTGTTTGGTGTCCTAAGTAGACTAATAGATGGTTTCGATGCACCATGTATTTTTCCATATCTATGTGTATACTCTGCAAGACAAGCCATGTAAATCTGGTACATCAAACGATAATTTGATTTACTTTCACGCACCCACACATTACAAGGATGATTCACATGACTTGCTTTGTACAATATACTTTCCCTTTCATCAGGTAGTTTCCACCTTTTGATTCTGTGATTATTTTTTGTTCTATCTTCATACAATTCACCATCTAGGTATCTATGTGCCGTAGATAGTAATTGTGCATATTCTGTTGCCATCTTTACAACATGTTTATCAACATGCCACTTGATGTTTTGTATTGGGTCTTCATGTAGATAGAAGATATTCATTCATCAACTCCTTTACTTTTACTAGATTCTTGTATTGTAACACATTCTCACTCATACTGTCAACACTTTCTTTAATTAGTCTAAAATCAGTCTTTAATACCTCTTTTAATGGGTATGTATCAACATGTATTAGAAAGACTGCTGTGGTGTCTTTTATGACTGTGGCAGTCCTCTCATGTTCTACTCTGAATGTCAAATCATCCAGAGAATCAAAATCTGGTTTCTCATATAATGGATGATTACTATATCCATTTAATGATGATATACCCCAAGTGTATCTATGAAATGATTGTCCACTTGTCATGGCTCTCATGATGCCATCAGATGCACGAAGAAGTGCCTCATTGTCTGCAATCGGTTCGTGTAATTCTGCTAAACTTTTTCCTACTTTTTCACCAGCGTTCCATGATGAGGGGAATGCCACAAAACATGCCTCTAGTTTTCCTTTGTGCATGATAACTACATCATCTTCGATTACCATACCTAATTGTTTTACATCATCACATTCAGTAAACAATTGATAATTATCATGTTGATTAAATAATCCTAAACTTGCAGCTGTTTTTTCAACTAGTTTTTCTTTTTGTGCAACTTCTGTTTCAAACCAAATGTTATCACCTAGATTATTTAACTCAATTAGTTTTTGATTTTGTATTTCTAGGTCGGTTTCATTTGCATTGAACTTTGGGTTTTCACATGGATTGAAAACTGGTTTCATGTCAAAGGGATTTCTGATTACATGTTCAAACATCATTATAATTTTTTTCTTCTTGCTCTCTCTTTTTTTCTAATTTTGATAAATCAATTAATGCTAATATCATTGATATAGTAGCAATCATGTATACAACAATTTCTGGGATGTAAAAATTCATTTGACTTCTTTAATTTCTTGAACAACACATTTTGGTATGATTGTAGAATTACCACAGTCATCAATCGTGCCATCTTCTTTAAAATTAAAATCTGAAACGATTCTAACAATATCATCATCATCTTCACTAACTAAAAAACCTGTACTTAAACATCTAGGTAATTTACTTTCTTTTACATCTTCTATACTTTGCCATGATGAATCTGATGTGATATCAATCCAATATACATGAACAAATTTGTAGGGTATCTTTTTGATTGCTCTACTCATAATACATAACCTATGGTGTTCATATCGACTCTATGATGAGGTCGAGAGAGAGTGAGTCGACATGAACTGGAATTTTTTTACTATCCTCATCATTTAAACCATTGTAACAGGTTTAACAATATTTGTCAAGAACTTTATATACCAGATGCACTGCCAGGTGCTTGTGGATATTTTGGTGCTTCTTCTTGCATGAAATTTTCATCCCATTTAAAAGCCTCTCTTACTACATCTTTCGATAAACCTTTATATACTTGATGTAATTTTTTATCTTTTGCATCACACAATAATTGTGCTTCACTTTCATGAAGACCTTCACACATTTGAATAAACATGTTTTCTTTTTGTGCCTGTGATGTGTCATTGTCTGCACCTTTTACAAAATGCCATAATTTTCTTGCTTCACTTTGAAGAACAGTATGTTCTGTTCCCATAGGAGCTTCATTTTTTGTATATGGTACTTCACCTGTTGGTATCACCCATTCTATTTTTGGGTCAAAAGATGCTTTCAATACCATTCTTAGTGAACTTGAATCGTTCACTATAAGTATTGCAACCTTTTCTGATTTTGTTTTTGCTTTGTGTACTTTATCAAGTACTTCTGAAAATAATAATGTTACGCCATTTGTCATTTTAAAATTCTCCAATTTGTTCAGTTAAACTTTTCAGTTTTTTGTCCATAAAGTAATTTAATAATTTACTTCTATCGCCACAAGTGGCACCTTTGAAATCATCTAGAATACATTGTTCTAATTCCTCTGGAATATTATCCAAATTAATTAAAGCATCATTCCTTTGAAAATTTCTTTTCAACTCATCATTTAAATCATCAATGTCTTGAGTTAATATACTATTCATCTTTTTAATAGTTAAAGGTCTTTGCCTTAAACCATCTGTAAAAGTATGGTCTGGTGATAATACATTTGGAATGCCATCTGATTTATCACCTTTTAGTATATGTTCTTTTATATAGACAACTGGATTAACCCCATTTACATGTTTTTTAGTAATTGGACTGTATTGTCTTACATTCTCATACTTTTGTAACTGTATAAAGTCTTTATCACCTGATACAATCATGATTTTTTCACTTTGATAATGTTTACACACTATGGCGATTACATCATCTGCTTCTGCCCCATAAGTTTCTACAACTTTGTAGGGAAGAAATTCTTTTATTTCCTCTTTAATTTGATTCAGAACTCCGAAGATACTATCCCAATCTTTATCATCTGATTCTCTACCTTTTCTACGACCATGTTTATATTGTGGAAATAATTCTCTACGCCAATATGCCCTTGAATCATAAGTGAGAACTAATTCACCAAAGTCCTCGTTAAACATTTTTCGATACATTCTTACAGAATTTAATATCATATGTCTAACCATTTCCTCATCTAACTCACCTTTATTCATGTGCAAATGCATCATTAAAGATG